TGAATGGACTTCGCGAAACATCGTAGAGCGCGTTGCAAATGCGATAAAAGATCCAGAAAAAGCCAAGCAACAAGCCAAAGCTGCTATTCAAAGTGCAACCACCGCCGCTGCTAAAGCTGTTTCTGATACTGCCAATAATATCATTCAAGATGCTAATGAAAAGACTGGGGTGAATACAGCTTGGTCTAATAAAATCAGCAATAAAAATTTCACTCCAGATAAGGCAAAAGTTATTGCTGATGTAGCTAAGCGAATCGGGGTAAATCCTAATGATCTTGCTGCTGTAATTTCCTTTGAAACCTCTGGAACTTTCAGTCCGAGTATTAAAAACAAAAAGTCATCTGCAACAGGCTTGATTCAATTTATGAAAGGCTCGGGTGGAACAAAGGGTAAATACTATGGTATGTCAAGAAGTAGTTTTGCATCTTTGTCTTTTTCCGAACAAATGAAATATGTAGAACAATATTTTAAGGAGCGTGGGTTTGATGGTAAGAAAGTTCGGAATGTTGCTGACACATACACTGCGGTGACAGGGTATGGCTATAAAAAGGGCTCTGAAGCTTATAACCTAAATAAGGTATGGGATTCAAACGGTGATGGGTACGTAGCAAAAGGTGAGATGGTTCAAAATACAAAATTTAAAGCGCATCAAAGAGATTATTTCGAACGAAAATTACCTGATAGTAATCCCACAAAACCAAACCAAGAGAATTTAGATAAAATGGAGAAGAATGCAAAGGTACCAACCAATCCAGCTTATATTGTTCCTCATAATTCTAATGCTCAAACATCAAGTAAAAGCGTTACCATTACTCAAAAGACAGATATTCATGTAGTGGGTGGGGATGCTATGATGACCGCAAAAGCTGTTAGAAAAGAACAAGACGCAGTTAATCTGCAAATGACTAGAAACTCAAAAGGTGTTTTGATATGAATAAGTTGGTTTTAGTTGGCATGGGTTTGTTTTTAAGTTTCTCGGTTAATGCTGCTGATTATAAAAGCGCATTAACTGGGAAAGTATTGCGCACTGAAGGCGCTACGTGTGCAGGAATATCGTTAACTAAAAACTCTGGATTAATGGGTGAGCAACCATTATCGAAATGCTCAATTGATCTTCCTGCAAGAGTTAAGTGGATCAGTGAAGATACGTTCATGTTGGTTCAAAGCGAAAAACCAAATGATATTAGCCCACCACGTGTTTTTATATCAAAAGTTAAATCTTTAAAGGGCAACAAGGTCGTGCTAACTGAAATTTGGGCTGGTTGGGGCAATCAACCAAATGAAGATACTACTTATACAATTTTGAAATAATTATAATTCTTATTTAATTCGGTATTAATAATGAAGTATTTTTTTATTATTTTGTTGATATTTTCTTCCCAAACATATGCGAATGATTACACTGAACTGACAAAAAAGTTCTTAGTGTATAGCGATATATTTAATTGGATAGATGGAAGAAATACTAGAGTGGATTGGAATAATGAAGTGGATAGAAAGGCGGTGCTTAAAAACCCCCCTGTTACTGGCGCAAAGCTTCATTATGATTATGTCTCAAATATTTACAACGCTTCAGAAAACTATGGGAAAACCCCGCAATGGGTAAAAGCTGCGGTTGCTCAAGTTATGGTGGGAGATGATGGAAATCCTGTAGTGTCTTTTATGACAAGTGATTATCTAGATAGTTTTATAGTTGGTGGCTTGAGTAAAGGAGATGTTGTTAATTTGAATAGAGGGTCTTTGTTGGATTTAGTTTGTTTTGATTTTAATTTAAAAGATCAAGTTTTATATTCCAATAGTTGTATAACTAAAGATGATTTTATTAGAAAAGTTTCCAGTAATTTAGTTGATAAAATTGGAACAAAAAAATGGACAATTTCCGCAAATAGTAGTTTTTTTGGTAATGTTGATATTGTATTAGATTCTTATACTAAAGATATAATAAAAACTGATTTTATAAATAAATGTAAGGATCAACCATATTATGAGCCTACTTGCTTTAATGAAGCAAAAAATAGACTTAAAGTAGCCTATGATGCTTTTGAGAAAGATTTGAGTGCTAATTTAAGCTGTTACGAAAAAGATAAGAACTGTAATGATGCACTCAAATTTAGTCAAAAATTTAACTTTGATTATTTAGATGTTGTTGCAGAAAATAAGCGGATTGAAAAGGAAGGTGTGGATAAAAAAAGGAAAGAAATAATTGGAAAATTGACAAATTTTCTTAAAAACTAATGATCAAGCTGCTGCCCGTAGACTACAGAAATAAGCAAGAACCCGCCAAGTGCGGGTTTTTTAATGCATGGAGAAAAGAATGGCATTACCAGCAATAGTGCAATCGGCACTGAGCCAAGCAGCACAATATAACACTGGAATTGAGACTGTAGGCTCTCTTCTATTTGCTAAGAAGCGAACAATCATGGGGCTATTTGCTGATGTTACGATTGAGGAGCAGCATAGTGATGAATTGAATATTACGGAGCATCCAGTCGAAACAGGGTCGCCTATTTCTGATCACGCCTACATGACCCCGCCAGAAGTGACAATTAAATTAGGTTGGTCGGAAAGTGCAGGTAAGTTAAATAATCTTTTAGGTAATAGCTTTATAGCTGGATCTCCTTCATTGATCGCCGTGTATGAAGCATTGCAAGCACTTCAACGAAACGCCGTAAGATTGGTGGTGATGACAGGCAAGCGTCTCTATACAAACATGCTAATTAAGTCTCTAAAAGTTACAACCGATTTAGATACTGAAAACGCTTTATTGGTCACGATGACTCTAAAGAAGGTCATTATCACGTCTACACAAGAGACCGATTTAAAAATTGAACAACAAAAAGAGCCGGCAGCGACTGCACCAACGGCAGATGCAGGAGTGGTTCAACCCAAACCTGTGAAAGATGAATCTGGATTGCTCATGACTAAAAATGCGCTTGTTAAGGCATTCTCTTAAAAGGTGGTATATGGCTATTTTTGAACTTCCTTTACAAACAGGATCGCAAGAGTTTTACACCACACTTAATGGCAAAACTTACAAATTAAAGCTGATATGGCGTGATCCAATCGGTTGGTTTTTAGATATTTATGATGTAGCCGATTCGCCTTTAGCAAATGGCATCGCCGTTGTGACAGGGGTTAATCTAATCCAGCAATATCAGCATCTAATTAAAGGTGAGCTATGGGTTTATACCAATGGCTTGGTAAATCCTGACTATAAAAGCGTAGGCAGTACACTTAAATTATATTGGGTGGAACCATGAGTGAAAATTGGAAACGTGCTTGTCAATTAATAGTAGGCATTGAAAAGGGTAAAACCGACGCCTTGGATCTATCTCAATTTAGAATTGTGTTTAGTGTTGGTCAGGCTCTAGTTGGGCAACCTGGTACCGCTGAGGTTTACATATACAACTTATCAATGGAAACCATGAATAAGTTCAAAGGAGAAGACGGCGAATTTAGAACTGGGCAAGACTTCGCATTATATGCAGGTTATGAGGGCAATATTGGACTGATATTTCAAGGGCAAGTATTCCAGTTTAGGAGAGGTCGAGAGTCACCTACTGATACTTATCTTTGTATTATCGCCCAGAATGCAGACACACAACATAACTTTGCGGTTGTTAAAGGTACGCTGGCAGCAGGGCGGAATCTTGAACAAGAGAAGCAAGCTATTCTTGAATCTTTCAAGGCAAATGGTGCAAAGACTGGGTATATCGCGCCGTCAGCAAATCAAAGTGAAGCACCGAGAGGAAAAACTTATTTTGGCTTGGCTTCTGAATATTTACAGCAATATGCAGAAAATAATAATCAAGATTTCGGATATGACGGTAATGAAATTACTATCGTAGAAAGAAATAGACCAGCTGATGTAAAAGCATATGTCCTAAAGCCGTCTACAGGTTTAATCGGGATGCCGCAACTCACAATGAGTGGATTACGTGCTGAATGCCTTATGAATCCGAAAATTAAAATCGGGTCACAGGTGCAAATTGATTCAACACTCGTTCAGACTGAAAACTACGATACTACATACAGTCAACAAGGGATTGATCAGCCATTTAAACAAGCATTTGGGGCTGATGGTTATTACAACGTTAAGGCGGTAACACACGATGGTGATACACGTGGAGACGTTTGGAATACAAGTATTGTTGGTGCTGGTGTAAATGCTGTTCAGGCTATCACTGGAGTAGCAATTCAGGGGGTACAAAATGCCGTTTGATACCAATCAATTGGTCAATGACCCGACCCGAACATTTAAAGATATGTTGAATGCGCTAAAAGCAGGGTTTTGGGTCACGCTTCCATGTGTTGTAAACAGTTATGACCCAGACAAGGTAACTATCACAGCTCAACCAACTATACGAATCCCCATGCGTAAAGAGGACGGTACAATTTCAATGGAGGAAATTCCTTTATTACAAGATGTACCTGTTATGTTCACACGTGGCGGCGGTTGTGTGATTACCCACCCAATCAAAAAGGGGGATGAATGTCTTGTTGTATTTGCGGACCGAAACATAGATGTGTGGTGGCAAAACGGTGGCATTCAAAACCCATTTGATAACCGTAAGCATGATCTATCAGATGGATTTGCTCTATTTGCACCCCAGTCGCAACCAAATCGGGTTAAAAATATTTCTACTGATGCTTTACAGATTCGCACTGATGATGGTGATTCTTTCATAGAATTAAATCCGTCTACCCAAGAGATCAAAATTAAAGCTTCAAAAGTCACCATCGATGCCGATGTTGAAATTACTAAAACTTTAGCTGTAAATGGTTTGATTAAGTCGTTGACTGATGTGTTGGCTAAGACGGTTAGTTTATTGAGTCACCTTACATCAGGGGTTGTCTCTGGGACCAATACGTCAGGTCCCCCAGAGCAGTAATCACTAATTATTTCAGAGGGCCACGTGAAAGCGTGGTTTTTTTATGCGCTATAGAAAATTAGATGAAAACGGCGATTACTCTTTTGGAAATAGCCAAGCAAATTTCCACAAAAACAATCCTAACGCCGTAGGACAAGCTGCATTGACGCGCTTAAAGCTTTGGGTGAATGAATGGTTTTTAAATATTGAGGACGGTACGGATTGGCTTGATCAAGTTCTTGGCCGAGGTACCAGTCTACTGTATGAGCAAGTGATTAAGCAGCGAATTTTGGGCACTTTTGGAGTTACTGAAATCGTGGACTTTTATACGCAATACGATCCCGATACCAGAAAACTAAATATTCAAACCACGATAAATACAATTTATGGCGAAACTACATTGCAGGAGTCTTTATGAGCTATATCACAATTGATGAGAATGGGATTACCGCAAGTACCTTTGATGAAGTTTTAAGTGACATTAAAGACCAATATAAATTGATTTATGGTGATGATGTATATCTAGAGAATGATAGTCAAGATGGTCAATTTCTGGCTTTAATTTCAAGAGCAATTAGCGATACAGCCGCCGTTGCTGTAGGTGTATACAACTCTTTTAGCCCCGCAAACTCATTAAGGGATGCGCTTTCTCGAAACGTGGCGCTCAATGGTATTTCTCGCGCAGTTGCAACCAATTCAATTGCACCAGTCGTGCTGACTGGCACTCTCGGAACAACGATTAATAATGGAATTGTGAGCGATGGTACCCACAGATGGTTGTTACCAAGTGTTGTTGTAATTGATAACACTGGATCTATCACTGTTAATGCTACTTGTGAAGATTTAGGCGCAATATCTGCAACCCCTCACAGTATTAATAAGATCATCACACCTACACGGGGTTGGCTGACAGTAGACAATCCTAACGCTGCGGTTCTTGGTAATCCTATTGAAAATGATGCAACTCTACGCCGTAGACGATCTATATCTGTTTCTATTCCATCATTAGGGTTGTTAGATGGTGCTATGGGTGCAATAGCATCACTGGATAATGTAACTCATTACAAACAATATGAAAATGAAACAAGTGAGGTTAATGATCTTGGTATGTCTCCTCATAGTATGGCATTTGTTATTGCTGGTGGTGATGAACAAGAAATTGCAGAAGTGATCAAGCGCAAGAAAACGATGGGTTGTACAACTTTAGGTAATGTTAGCCGCACGGTTATAGATTCAAAAAATAACCCTTCAGTTATTCGGTTTTATCGCCCTACAACCTTGGCAATAATTGTGAATGTTTCGATTAGAGCAATGAGCACATACAGTGATGCTATAGGGACAAAGATTAAACAATCACTAGTTGATTATATTAATGGTGTTGATATAGGTGGGCAAATTACATCAAAAAGACTTGATCTTGCAGCAGCACTAAACGGCAGTGCTGACTCACTAAGCTATGAAGTGCTTGGAATAACTGTGAATGATCAATCTAGTTTAGATCTTGGATTTACTGAATTAGCAATTTGTACATTAAATGATGTAACTATAGGGGTTTCTTGATGAATATTGACGGTTATCTAAAGCTGATAACAAGTCAGCACAGAAACAAACCAAAGTTTGAAGCCATGGTTAGAGAGACCTTAAACCCCTTTATTGGCATCAAAGATAAAATTCAAAGTTTACCCTCCTATTTTGATCTTGAAACCGCCACAGGAGATCAACTTTTAATTATTGCAATGTGGGTGGGTGCACCAACATCAATCAAGAACGCCGTACCATTACCATTGTTTGGTTTTGATGGTCAATCTGAAG